CTTACAAAGCATGAACAAATGGGTTAGCTCTTTAACAGACAAAGACCGAGAATCATTCCTAGCTTTTTGCAAACAAACAGCTTCCCCAATACAAATCTATTTATACTCACGTTTCCTTGGTTTCAAGGGAACAATAGTTGAGTGTGACGAATGGTCAAAGAAGAAATTTAAAAAGCGTAATTTCAATCTTTTATTAGAACAAGAGATAGATAATATGCAAGAGGATATTTCAAAGTTACGTCAGGCAATTGATATGGGAATGGTTAAACAAGATATGGGTACTGCAAGAATTGCAATGCTTCAGAAAGAACTTAGAGGTTCTATAAAGCAAATAGGAGATGAAAAGATATTGATGGATAAACAAGGGTTGATTCTTGCTGGCGCAGACAGAGCTTTACGTGAGATGTTAACTATTTTCCGTGATGATCCAATTGAAGGTCCATTACAAGAAGCATCAATGGGAGTTTGGACAAAAATACTACAAGAAGAAAGTTAAAGATTCTTAGGCTATGCTACGTGCATGGCAGGAACAAGTATCTACAGTGTTTATCGGCGTACTGCGAGAGCAGCTGCTAAACAACAAGTTGTTAAAAAAACTTCTAACATTGATGTAGAACGAGCACGAGAAGATTTTGCATATTTTTGTGATGTTGTAGGTGATAAACCTCCTGCGGCTCACCATAGAGAATGGCATAAGTATTTATGTACTGGAAAGGATAGTGAGTGTTTAGTTGGGATTGGTGGACCCAATATTGATATTTTGGCACCTAGAGGAAGTGCTAAATCAACAATCCTTGGTTTATATACAGCTTGGACTGTTGGTATCCACGCCCTTAAAAAACTACCTTTAAAAGTTTTATATATTTCCTACACCGTTGATGTTGCTAGACCAAAAAGTGCAGCTATCAAAAGAATTATTGAAGAAAGTAAAACGTATCGTGAAATCTTTCCAAAAGTAAAAATAGCTAAAGGTATCAACTCTAATGAGTATTGGAGTATTGATTGGAAGTTTGCAGGAATTAAATCAACTGGTGAAGAAGAATTTACTGTTTGTTGTGCAGGACTAAAAGGTGCTGTGACATCTAAACGTTCTCATCTTTGTATTATTGATGACGCAATTAAAAGTGCTGATGACATTAAGAACAGAGATATTCGCCAAGCTATGCAGGATAACTGGAACTCAGTCATAGTTCCAACCATGTTTGAAGGTGGTCGGGCTATTTGCTTAGGTACTCGTTTCCGCCATGATGATATTCACAACAGTACTTTTACTCCAGCCAATGATTGGGTTCAAATAGTTCAATCTGCAATCACCGTTGATAAGGATGGCGAAGAGATTTCGTATTGGCCTGATATGTGGTCATTGGATTATCTACGAGATAGAAGACGTCAAGCTCCAGTTGCTTTTAGTTTCCAGTATCAGAATCAAATAGTACAAACTAGTGAATTATCCCTTTCTCCAGATTTGATTGTTAAAGGAGCTATTGCAACTCAATTTGATGAAATGGGTATTGGAGTTGATCTTTCAGCTGGTGTACGAGAGCAGAATGATTTTACTGTCTTTGTTATGGGTGGAAGAATTGGTAGCAAAATTCATATTATTGATTGTAAAAGAATAAGAATTATGGGAAACCTAGAGAAGTTAGAAGCATTAATGGAAATGATGGAAGAATGGGGTGTTGTTCATAAAGATGGAGATAATTACTTCCCTACAGGTAGTTCTATTCATGTTTGGTCAGAAGCTGTTGCATATCAGGCTTCTTTAGAAGCTGATTTCAAGAGAATATGTTTAGGAGACCATGGACTCTACAACGTTCTTTGGCATGCGGTTAAAGGATTCCGAGGAGACAAAGTTGCACGTTTTAGGGGAATTATGGGTTTATTTGAACAGAGGAATATTGTTTTTAATAAGTATCGAAAGTTCTCTGCGTTAACAGATGAGATTGTAAATTTTGGTGTTAGCTCTCATGATGATTGTGTTGATGCTTTAGTTTGGCTTTGTAATGGATTAATGACCAGAGGAAAACTAGAGTTAGAGTATTGACGATTTAAACTAGAAATACCACTTTCCAATGTCACCTAGTTATTACAAGATCGAACTGGAGCAAGATGCTTACGGTTCTGCAGTAATTCCTCTCAACGATGAGATCTGTCATGACATGGCTATTCAGCCTAATGAAAGATTTGAAGTAGAAGTAGAGGATGACGTTATCACTTTGAGACGTCTACACGCTGGTTACAACATTGAAGAATAGACCAAATTCCTAAACACTCATGAGCGATAGTAATAGTAAATCCGCACTCGATTCTATTGTAAAAGCGGTTATAGAACGAGATGGAAATAGCTCTACCGACACCATGTTGGTTAATGCTCATCTCTCTCAAATGAAAATGTTTGGGATAAGACAAGGAGTTGAGTTTTTCCCACAACAAGATAATTATGGAACTCAACGTTTTGATTTTATTCAGCAGGTCATTAAATTTAATAAATTAGATGCAAGATTAGATTCAATTTGGGATAGATTTTTAGCTTATGGAAAAGGTTTATTTTATATAAGACCTACAAGAAAGACTTATCGGGTTTATTGGTTTGATAAAGATTCATATCGTACTTATTACACACCAGAAGGTGATTTAGAAGAAGTAATCATCATCTATCCTTATAAAGTTCGTTCTAAGAAAGGATTTAAAGGAGCTGGTTTAAATACAGATAAGCGTTATATGCGTTTACGTATTACTGCAACAGAGATTGAAGAATTCCATAGTGAGCAAGAAATAACTTTTGATCAGGAGAATATTGGTTATTCGTCTCAGAATAAAAAAGTGTTAGAAAACACTATGGAGTTTATTCCATGTGTTGAAGTATTTAATAATCCTGATGCATTTGGTACGGATGGAGCTGGTGAATTTGAATGGTTATCTAATCAAATCATCGCTCATGATGAGATGGTTAAGAACATAAGAGCAAACTTATCGTTCTTTGGTAATCCAACATTACTTTCTTCTCGTCCTAAGCAAGATATTGTTGAAAATAGCAACGATAGTGAGGTACAAAGACCAAGTATTTCGAGTCAATCTGGTTTCCAATCCGATTTCTCTCTATCTAGTTCTACATTCAAGCAAGATCCAATATCTAGAACACAGCCAGGTTATATAGGTAAACCAGGTTCAGGTCTTCGTGTACCAAGAGTTATTGCAAACTTGGAGCCAGCGGATCGTGTTGGTTTCATTACACCTAATGCCGTTAGTACAGACCAAGCAAGGTACGCAGAACAGCTCCGTAGTGAGCTAAGACTAGCTTTAGGAGGTATCGATGACCTAAGTATTACAAATGTCACTGCAACCGAGATTAAATCGGCTTATGGACGTGTCAGTGCTACTGCTAAGAAAAAATGTCTACAACTTTATACTTATGGAATCTGTAAGGTTTTTGAATTAATTCTTTTCCAAGAAGAACAAATATTTAGAAAGTCACTAGCCTTTGTTTCTGGAATTAAATATCCAGTTGTTCCTGAAGATTTAGATGATGAAAAAGCAGTTGAAAAGTATGAAAAAGGAAAGGCAAAATATGAGCTTAAATTACAACAAGCAGTTGATGCAGCGCTTGAAACAGGAGAGATTCCCGATGGTGTTGTAGGTCTTGCTCCTGATGGTGATAGAAGTATTTTATGGCGATGGATGGGACCTGTTTATGAAGATACAGCACAAGATAAATTAAACCAATCGATCTTTACAAGAAACCTCCAAGAATTAGGCGTTGATAGCATAGAAGCACTGAAGTACCTATTTCCTTCCAAAACTGACGACGAGATAGCAACTATGTTATCTGGTTATCCGTTTAGAATGGTAGGAGAGGTACAAAGAGCTTTCTCCGCTTTCATTGATTTAGCTAATCAAGAAATGAGAACGCCACATCCGCAGCAACCGAATTTACCGATGGCTGCAGATCCGAGATTAGATCTCACTCCCTTTTTATATAAAACACTAGAGCAACTTCAGAAGGAATTAACTTATGCAGGACGCTACCGTAGCGCCGACCCAATCGGCACCCCAAGTATCCCAGACCCAGCCGACCAGCTACGTGGCTCCAGCGGCTCAGTCAGC